GAGTATTTCTTCAGGTGCTCGCCCGTTGTCTCCAAGACTTCCGACAATGAAGATTCTTCTCCTTCGTTGTGGTACTCCAAAGTATTGAGCATCAAGCACCCGCCACGCGATGCGATACCCGCGCTCAACCAGCGCGTTGATGACTGTTGCCATATCTCGTCCGTTATTGCTGGAAAGTAGACCAGGGACATTTTCGAGGATAAATTCTTGCGATCTTGTTTCGTCAAGGAGTCGGCAGATTTCCCAGAAAAGTCCACTGCGCGCTCCCTCCAACCCTGCTCGTTTTCCAGCCACGGATAAATCTTGGCAAGGAAATCCACCTGTGATGATTCCTCTCTCGGGAATAAATCCTGCTGCAATAAGTTGTTCACCTGTTACCTCCGTAACGTCGTTAAATAATTTTGAGTTTGGAAAATGTTTGGCAAGTACGCCACGAGCTTTAGCATCAATTTCTACGGATGCCACCACCTTTATTCCTACGCGTTCTAGTGCTAGATCAAAGCCACCAACGCCAGCGAACAGAGAGACTGCGGTCATATTACTCATTAGTACCAGCCTCTTCGGTCGCTGTGGGCAAGAGCGAGGCACGAATTTCCTCGATAACGGTGTTCAAGGTATCGTATACCGTGAAGGATTTGTAATTCAGGTTGTGAACTACGCTCTCTAAGGAGTTGAGCAATTCCGTAAGCTGACGATCTTGGGTTATCCGCGAGGTGATCAAGCCTGCTCTCACGCGTCCATAAGGTGATAAGACATTTGATCTCGTTCTTGGTGTAACCGAGTGCTCTTGCGTAACTAACTGTAAGTGCCTTGTTTTCACCCTTCTCCTCCATTGTTGCCTTGGTTCTCGCCGTCATAACCGGTACCGTTGGTTCCGGTGATAGATGTATGGGTTTTAATACCCAAAGTAAGCTCAGTATTACCGTTAATATCAAGCCATTTCTTACCTTGTATCTTATCACTAGCCTTCTCCTTCTCTAGTAAAGCCTTGTACTCAACCGAGTGTTTCTGCGCTAGTTGCACCAGCGCTCGATCTCTCGCCCGTCTGTAGTTACGGTGATGTACTGCCTGTTTCTTGGCAGAAGCAATTCGCTTATCTATGTCCTTCATTTAACTTATCCTCCAACACTATTAGCAATCCAGTAAGGGCGATAACTATCGCAATTCCTATGGCAAATATCATTTGCCTTCTCCCCTACTCGCGTACTTAACTATATCAGTTATATCTATAGGTCTACCCACCAAGTGGGCATCCTCTTCGTCGCTATCCCAAGTAGTTAGCACTACTCTGCTACCAACTCCAGATCGCTTGTACCAGTTCAAGCACTCGCTCGCGCTATCTCCGCCCCAGACTGCGCCGTCGCCCTCTACTACTTCATAGAGCAGTATCAAGTCGGACTTCTTTGGATATATTGTACATAAATTGCTCACTTCGTATTGTCCTCCACTATCTCGTTCTCGTACCCGCAACCCTTGCAGGTAAACCAGTAAGTACCGTGTCGGTACTCCCATTGGTCGTTCTCAACCTCACACTCGCCGGACTCACACAGTACGACGTACATCAGATATCGCTCAAACATATGTCGCAGAGCAGCCAGTCAAGCATTTGGACAAGCTCATCTGTCGGAGTCTCTGCCTCACATCTGGTGCAATTATCTGTCTCCATTACTCTCTCCCAATTCTGCTAAGAATTTATCCGAGTGGTGCTGCTTCTGCTCATCACTAAGCAACGCCCAACAATAGCCGAGCAGGTAGTGAATACCGGTCTGCTTATTATTTCCTCTGATCTTGTTGGCAACTTCTAGCATTTCATCTAGATCTATCATTTACTTGTTCTTCTTATCTATATCTAAAATACGTGCGAGCGCTCGGTTGGCTCGGTTGATATTTTCTATTGCCAGCGCAATTTCTTTGCGTTCGAAATCTTTATTGGCTTGATCTAGACATAAAGCTGCCTTGACTTCTAGGTATTCTTTATTTGGATCACTCATAGCTCTCTCCCTCATTCTTGCCCTCTCCCACTCGTGCGGGTTAGGGTCTGACCTATTGTTAGGTGCAGACTACCACGCTCTACCGTATAATGGTAAAGCGTGATAGTACGCCACTATTTATAGTAATTCGCCACACTTATCGCAAGGTAACCCTGTCACTGTACTTAGCGCGTCATATTTAGTAGGTCGCCAGCAGTTGGTGCACACAATTACAAAATTATTAGACATTACTTGCCCTCTTCTACTGGGAACATCAAGAGCCAGCACTCTGGGTGAATACCGGTCATCAACTGCTCGCGCAAGGTATAGTGCAGGTAGGGTAAAGCATTCTGTATCAGCACGCCATTTTGCCAATCGATAACATCATCGAATTGAGCTTCGATACTGCCCTCTTTGTGGCATTGCCGGCAAGCTTTGGTGCGAATTAGGCTCATTAGCTTCCCTCTCCATTAGCCGAAGCGAGAGTTTTTGCGATCTCTTGCTTTAATTCTTCTTTAACGCGCTCCAACTCATCGCACACGTCATAAGTTTTAACGCCATTCTCCCACTCCATTAGTATTTTACTCATTAGTTGCTCACTTCCGCTTTAGGCATATCCCACTCATCGGCTAGTAGCAGCGCAATAGCGTTACCAGCCTTACCGATAGCCATAGGTAATCCACTGGCAACGCCAGCAGCTTCAATTACGCAATCGCCGTTAGTGCCTAGCACGTGCACTACCCACGCGCTGCCGCTTTCACTTAACTTATCATCTAGCTCTCGGATCTCTAATATAAATTGAGTAACACTTAATTCACTCATTGCTCTCGCCCTCTTTCTGTTTTAATCTTACCGATTAGTAAGATACTACCTTACTCTACCTTATAAGTAGAGCAAGATAGTACGCCACTATCCTGTATTAGATAAATTCGAATGGATCCCGATCTTCGAATATATCCTGGAATTCATCGCTATCCATATTTAATGTAATCAACCCACCTTGATCACTATTATCTTTTATATTCTGCATAATTCTTTCATTCTGCTCTAACTCTCCCGCGCTAATTACTTTACTCATTCTCGCCCTCGTTCTCTTATCTTATCCGGCTAGGTGCCGGCTAACACGCACCGGTTACCCGGTGCGCGCTAGTCTCACGCCTAGATCTTTACGCAAGCCACCATAGATCCAACACAATACCCCTCGCCCGTCCACCATAAATTCCCCGATATCCATACGATTAAGGCTATTAGTGCCACTATTGCTAGCGCCCTCACTAGCTTACCCCGATTAGTAATCACGCGTGAGCCTCTCTCGATGAGGCTACGATAGCCCTAAGGTTACTTAGTTGGTCCAATATCCATAACTCGTGCTTGGGGTTTAATTTTGTATTCTCTAACAACCATTCATAATAACTAATCTTGCATAGTGTCTCGTGGCGTGTCACTTACCCTCCTCCTCTCTCTCTTTTGCTCGCTTTACACCTAGCTCGCGCCAGGCCTCTAATTCGATCTCTCTAATAATCTCCTCTAATCTTTCCATCATTCGCCCTCCTCCGCTAGTGCTATCTTAAATAAACTTATCGCCTCTTTTTGCGTAAACCCGTAATAGGTACGCGTGTAAAGGTATCCGCTCGCGCCCTCTCCTACAGAATCGGATAGCACTAACGCGCCACTATGTCTTATTCTCTCTATTATCATCTCTTGCCCTCGTTCTCTTAAGTCTAGGCCTAGCGCCTAGCCTCGCGCCCTATGATGTCTCGCTCATCTCGCCGCCGTTAGCGGATAGGGCTTACCTTTAACTATAAGGCTACGCCTTGCAAGCCTATCGCGATATCGCTTGTCATAGTGTTGATGTAAGTCTGTGCTAGCTCGCGCCAATTCACGCGGTAGAGCGATCCGATATCGTAAAGCATATTAAACAACTGCTCATTGGTGGAGACATTGTCGAATTCGAATAGATCATTCACCCATTCTTTAACGCTATCCGCTAGACGGTACGCCGCCTCATTGCTTGGCTCATTATCGATAGCCTCGCGCGTTAAGGATCGGATCTCATCACAAAACCCTTGGTCATTGCCTAAATATAAGGCCACCGCCCAAGTCTCGCGGTTAGTCCATCCGCTAAATTCTTCGCACATAATTTATCCCATTCTCTTAGTGTGAGCACGAGCTCACTAGATTAGACTAGGGCACCCTCCCCCATATTGCAACACTAAACACCTATTTTTTATTTATTTATTTAGTGGCGAACTGGTACAGGTAGAGCTATCGGATGACCAATATCCGGAAGATAGCGGCTAGACATTTCGGCCGCTTATGTCTAACGGGCACCGGGCACCGGGCACCAGGCACCGGGGCAGATCGCCGGGGCTTGCCAATGTCTGCCCGTACTTGGCAGGATCTGCCCGATAGGTAGATCGCCCCTATTGTTTTTTTAACACCTAGACAATAGCCCCGACTATGTCCAAGCGCCCCACAATTGCAGGGCAAGCAAGGCAGACAGGGCAGGGCAGGCAAGGGGTGGCAAGGCAGGGCAGGGCAGGCAGGGCAAAAGGCAACCCCCCATTGTTAAATTCTGCGCGCCGTATATATATACTCCCCACCCACATATTTTTGCTAAAGTCAAACCAGCGTGAATGTAGCCCTGAGCAGCACTTATGCCAAAAACGCCGTGATTAGATAGCTGTGATTCCAGGCTGAGCAGTTGTATCTTTACTATGTGACTGATGTCACACTAAATAAACAGGAAATCACCTATATTTCCTGCCTTATACAGTATAGGGAGCAAAATATATTGGAGTGCATTTTGCGACCGAGGCCTGACTCTTACGAGTCCCCTAGGACGAGTACTGACTTACCCCTCACTTCGCTGTGGCTCGATCGGGAGTTAAAGACCGATAGAGACACAGTATCTTTGTTTTAGTACCGAGAGCTCTGCCATAATATTCTTGGCAAATATAAGTTAGGACAGCCTTGATTAACACCCTTACAGAAGAAGAACTGTACAAAAAATACTCTTCCAAGACAAAGCACCGCCTTTCTAAAAAGGCAGCAGTTAAAGAAAACAAGTTAAGATTGCGCCACAAGATTGCAGTAGCAATCCTAGTAGCAGAAATGACACAAGAAACCAATGAGTGATAATTCAGCCGATATAGCAAAGCGCATCATCCTAGGATGCGTAGCAGAAGGTATGACTATAGAGCAGGCTTGCGCCTCTGCTGGCAAATCACCAAAGACTTACGAGTACTACCGTAGGACAGATAAGATATTCCTAGACAAGGTAGACAGAACACGCCTCGGATTAAAGGATAAGCAATTCGCCGGAGGCGATACGCACGATCTCAGCTATGCAGATTTCTGTGAGCGCTATATGAACCATAAGATATTTCCTCATCAGCAAAACCTAATAGATGTTATAGAAGGTCGAGAGCCTTCCTGGTTACACCCCAATATGAAGTATGAACCCGGTCTAAATAACAACCGTATAATGATTAACATACCTCCCAACCACGCCAAGTCTATGTCGGTAACAGTTGAATATGTAACTAAGATGGTTTGCCAGAATCCTAACTTTAGAGTATTGATAGTATCTCAGACACAGCGCCTAGCTGCTGACTTCCTTTATGCTATAAAGCAAAGACTAACCCATCCGATGTATGAGGCCCTACAGCAGGCTTATGCCGCTGGTGTCGGCTTTAACTCTAAATCAGCCTCGTGGCAGTCTACCCGCGTTACCTTTGGCGATGAACTGCGTGAGTCATCTGAAAAGGACCCGAATATAGAAGCAGTCGGTATTAAGGGTCAGATATACGGCAAGCGTGCCGATATGATTATTGTAGACGATGCTGTTACCTTAAGTAACGCTAATGACTTTGAACAACAAATTAAATGGCTAACTCAGGATGTAAGATCGCGTCTTAACCCTACTGGCAAGTTAATTATTATTGGAACCCGCGTTGCATCTGTAGACTTGTACCGCGAACTGCGCCAAGAAGACCGCTATCCGGGCGGTCAGGTTCCGTGGAGTTACTTGGCTATGCCAGCTCTGCTTGATTCCGATGAAGATCCTGACAAGTGGACTACCCTTTGGCCTAAATCAGATATGCCATTTGATGGGCAGTTAGAATCAGACAAAGATGAGAACGGTTTATATCCTCGCTGGTCTGGTCGTAACCTTTATAATGAACGACAGGCAATGGATACAAGTACTTGGGCTTTAGTTTATCAGCAACAAGATATATCAGAGAACGCAGCCTTTGATCCGGTATGCGTTAGAGGCTCTATTGACGGGATGCGCCGTAGTGGACCATTGGTTGCTAGTAATCCTGGACATCCTAGAGACTTAAACGGCTTTACCTTTATAGCAGGACTAGATCCTGCAATGATTGGCGATACTGCTGCTATCTGTTATGCCATAGATCGCTCTACAAAGAAAAGATATATAGTCGATGCCATTAAAATTACTCGCCCAAGCCCTGCAGATATCCGCAATCTTATCTTTGATTGGACAAACATCTATCCCATCTCTGAATGGATCGTCGAAAAGAACGCCTTCCAATCCTTCTTAACGCAAGATGAAGGTATCCGTATGCACCTTGCCAATCGCGGAGTACAGTTTAAGGAACACCATACTGGTTCTAACAAGTGGGATGCAGGTTTTGGTGTAAGTACTATGTCTACTTTGTTTGGAACTAAGCAAGCAGATGGTAAGCATCATAGAGATAACTTGATACACCTGCCTTCGGATCAAACTGAAAACATTAAATCTTTAATTGAACAACTTGTAACTTGGACACCCACTACTAAAGGTAAGACAGACTTAGTGATGGCGCTGTGGTTCTGTGAGATCAGGGCTAAAGAGATGCTGAACTACGGACAGTACGCACAGCACCATCTTAAAAACCCTTTCTTGTCTCGTCAAGAGATGGGTAAACGAACAGTAGTCAATCTAGATGAACTATTCGCGGAACAACAAAAACCAGCATATATCTAAGGGAGAATAAAATGGCAGAATCAATCAAAGACAAGGTTAAGAAAGCACAAAAAAACGCCAAAGGAAGCCTTGGTGGAGTTAGTTCTAGTAAAACAAAAAAACTTGTAAAACAAAATGCTAAAGAATTTACAGGCCAAAAGTTATCGCCATCCGAAGCAAGAAAAGCTGTAAGAATTATGCAACCCCGTCGCCAGAATGACGCAGATCGTACTCTGGCTCGAGGAAAATTTATTGAAAAGCGTGAAACAAAGAAAGCGTCAGAAAAGCGTGTTATCGCTGCTGTTGGTGGCGCTACAAAGAAGAAGAAGTAAAACTAGAATCTAAGGGAAAATAAAATGCCAATAAAGCCAATGAAGCCAAGACCAAATAAGCCTTTGAAGGGTGCTGCAGCAGCAAAGAAAGTAAAACAAGAAATTTCACCAGCAGGTGTAGCAGCAGCCAAGAAAAAGCAAAGCGCTGCTATTGACAAGAAGTACCCAGGATTATACAAAAAGACTAAGTAAGGACCCCATATTGTTATCTGTCAAAGAAGTAGACGCGAAGTTATCGCGGTTGAAAACGCGCAATGCTGCGCGCGATCAGCGGATGCGCGATGTCTTGTCTGTGCGACAGGGAGATATCTCTAAAGTATTTCCATCTATGTTCTCAGAAGACTACCCAAAGCCTCTAGTAGCAAACTTCATTGATGTAGCAGCGCGTGATTTAGCAGAAGCAATGGCTCCACTTCCTTCTTTTAACTGTTCAGCGGTTAATATGGTATCTGATTCAGCCCGCAAAGCTGCAGATACTCGCACTCGTATTGCAAACTATTACGTATCATCATCTGATTTACAGTTACAAATGTATACCGGAGCCGACTGGTTTAATACCTACGGACTTCTTCCAGCAATGATTGAAATGGATTACGAAACTAATAATCCACGTATACGTTTGCTTAACCCAACTGGTGTCTATCCAGAGATGGACAGATTTGGCAGAACTCTATCCATATTACAGATAACTATATCCGATACTGAAAGCCTTGCTTCGCAATATCCAGAGTTCTATGAACAAATCGTAGGAAAAAACCAGTATCAGATGTCTTCTCCTTATCTGTCAATGGTTCGATACCACGACAAAGATCAAGACCTTATCTATCTACCAGAACGCAAGAACTTAATCCTATCTCAGACTCCAAACCCTGTAGGTAAATGCCTTGCACGTGTAGTCTCTCGCTCATCTTTAGATGGCGAATCACGCGGTCAGTTTGACGATGTATTATCAGTACAACTAGCACGTGCTCGTTTTGCTATCTTGCAGATACAAGCGGCAGAAAAGTCTATCCAAGCACCTATTGCTATACCACAAGATGTACAAGAGTTAGCACTTGGCCCAGATGCTATTATGCGATCTGCCCAACCGCAAAATATCCGCAGAGTTGCAATGGATCTACCACCAGGAATATTTGCAGAATCTGGCGTATTAGAACGTGAACTACGTATGGGTTCTAGATATCCAGAATCTCGTTCGGGTAATATAGATGCATCAGTAGTAACAGGTCGTGGCGTACAAGCGCTACAGGCAGGCTTTGACACACAGATTAAAGCAGCACAAGCACAGTTTGCTAGATTGTTTAACGAACTGATATCTCTTTGCTTTGAGGTAGATGAAACAATTTTTGGTTCTATGAAGAAAAGCATTAAAGGAACCGATGACGGTACTCCTTACACAATGAACTACACCCCTTCTCGTGATATTAAAGGCGAGTATGGAGTAGATGTACGTTATGGAATTATGTCTGGTATGGATCCCAATCGTGCCATTATTGCTTTACTACAAATGCGTAGCGACAAACTTGTTTCACGTGACTATGTACGCCGTGAAATACCAATGGAGTTAAATGTTACCCAAGAAGAACAACGTGTGGACATTGAAGAAATGCGTGATGCTTTGCGTATTGCTGTGGCTCAGTATGCCCAAACTATTCCAGCTCTTGCAGCACAAGGGCAAGACCCTTCCGAGATTGTCACACGTATCGCAGATGTTATTGCGGGTCGTCAAAAAGGACTTGCATTAGAATCAGTAGTACAAAAAGTATTTGCACCACCAGCCCCAGTTGAAGCGCCAGTCGCTCCTGATATGCAAGGCCAGATTCCAGCAGTAGGTGCGCCAACCGCTCCTGCCTCGCAGCAACCTCCATCTGAACAAGCTGGTCAGGCCCCTGCTGCTGGTCAACGTCCCGATATAACCCAACTACTAGCCTCCATTGGTGGCGCAGCATAAATGAGGGAGGTGTAATATGAATAAAGGATCACGTGCAGCAGCATCATTAGCAAAGCCTAAAGAAGGCAAGATAGATCACTCGAAGCCAGCAGGCGGTAAAGTGATGCCCCCTATGACCACAGTAGGACGTAAAGGAAACGCAGTCAAAAAAGGTTAATATTACTGGAAGGTGTACTGGATGATAAATAATAAAGTTAGTCGTCCAGTACGCCC